TACCGGATAATTTATCCGGCATGCAAGGATTATTTATCCGGTGAAGAAAAGTTACGAGCTGCGGCGCGCAAGTGAGGCGCTGTCCGATGGCTGGAAATGCCGCGCTGCGTCTTTCCAACACGATGCTAGGTGATTAACGTAACCGCCCCCAGGACGGGCCCCTAGCAGTCCTAGCCAGGAGGTCGGCAGACCAAAGAAGAAGGCAAATGGAACCGCTAGGACCCTAATTCAGGCTGCTGCGTGATCCCACGGGCGATTTTTTTCCTCGAGGAGATCGATGATCTCCGCGGACGTTACGCTGCGCTTTTTCTGGAGCGTACTGGGGCAGAGGAAGCTTTTGAGAAAGGGACTGGCGCGAGGAATTCCCAAGGATGGATATGCGCCATGTTGCACAGGGGCATGATGACGTCCAGGGGCAACGTCGTTTCTTTTTCCCACTGTCTGTAGGTGTCGGCCGAGATGGGGCGCTGGCACTCGGCGGAGAGCTTCTCCGCCATCTCTTGCTGGTTTAAGCCCAGCTTCTCGCGCGCCTTGCGGGTGCGCTCGATGATCGCTTCTCGGTATTCGGTGGGCGTGCCGATGCGCCGGCCGACATTGCTCATGCCGGGCATCGTCAGTTGAAGCAATACGGCTGTCACTGGAAGCTTATTCCGCCCTTTACCGGATATTTTATCCGGTGTATAACAGCGGAATGCAGCGAATCACAACATAACCCCGGCGGTCTTCGGCATCTGGACGGACTCAGCGGCCCTGGGAGAGGACATCGGCGTCAAGCCGGATACCGTCTACCGCGCGTTGGCGCGCCGGCGCCTGCCGGTGCACTGGTGGCCCAAGATGATCGATCGGGCCGCGCAGCGCGGGAAGCTCCTCACCGCAGACGTGTTGCTCGCATTCAACCAGCCCCGCCGAAGCTTGGACGACGTGCAATCCGGGCAACTCGCCGCAAGCGTTCCGAAGCGCGGGCGAGCTGACGGTGCCTTTTTTTGTTCACGTGGCGAGTCTTGGGCGTAACCCAAGCACCCAGCATATCGCGTACCTGATTTCGCATGCGGCCTGACGATGGCAAAAGAAGCCTTCCTGCCGCTCTTTTTCGGGGATTTCTGGCGTCGACAGCGGAATGGGAAGGGGAAGAGCGCGCGCTCTACCTGCTTCTGCTTGGATACCAGTGGTCTCTTGGCTCACTTCCCGATGAGCCACGGGCGCATCTGCAAACTCGTTGGATGGGACTCTACGCTCTTCGAGCGGAGCTGGGTCGTGGTGAGCTCGAAGTTTCCTCAGGCAGGGGGCGCCGAGCAAATGCCCGACTCGAGATGCATCGGGCGCGGAGCAAAGAGATCTCCGAAAAGCGAGCAATTGCTGGTGCGCGTGGTGGAGCAACCACCAAGCAAAAGCAAAGCAATTGCCTGATGAAAGCGAAGCAAATGCTAGAAATTTGCTGGGCCATCCATCCCATCCCATCCCATCCTCTCTTACTCCAGAGTCTCAAATCTGAGACTCAGCACTCCGTAGTTACCTCAGTAGGTGCGTCGCGCAAGCGCGCCGCCGAGCAACGTGGGTCACGCATACCCACTCCGTTTCTTGTGACCGCAGAGATGCGGAAGTGGGCGGCCGAGAAGTCGCCTCACGTAGACCTCGAGGCGGCTACCGAGGACTTCTGCAACTACTGGCGCGCCCTTCCTGGGCAGCGAAGCCGAAGCTCGATTGGGTGTTGACCTGGAAGAACCGCATGAAGGAATGCGAGGACAAGGCTGTAGCGCGAAACGGCGGCGCGGCGCCCCGCAAGACGTTCGAAGAACGAATGGCCGCCTTGGGAGAGGATTGATGAGTCTGACACGTGCTGTGCACGCCCGATTCTGGAAGTCGATGGGTGAGCGCTTCGGAAAGCGATGGCTGGATGATTACGGCAATGAGCCGACGAAATCGTGGAAGGATCTGCTCGATCGCTTCACGCCTGACGATCTCGCGGAGGCGCTTGCTCGGCTTAAGGATCGGCCGGAACACAATCGATCACACCCGCCGACGCATGCCGAGTTCGAAGCGCTGCTGACATCAGCTGCACGCCGAAATAACCGGCCCACGGAAAACTTCCGGCGTGGTATTGGCGTTCAGTGATCGTGTACGCCGCAGCGGGCGCGATTCAGCGCCGCGGTCTGATCTCTCGTTTTGCGGAGTTTGAGCAGTTCCTGACTCAGCACAAAACGACCTTGGGTGAGCGCCTGCGAGCGCTACTCGATGAGGTCGAAACGATGGAGGTAAATACCGGACAACGCACGCCGGGCATGGAGGATCACGCAGAATCTCGTGCGGTTGAGATCGCCACAAACTGGTCGCCTCGTCCGCAGCTGGAGATAGTGCGATGACGCTCGAATGGCAGCGTATTCATCCCGGCGCGATCGGCTCTCACTCGAAATGCCGTCGCTATAGCGTGTGCCGCTCAAACGACGAAGGCACGCTCTGGGAAGTGTGGAAGCTCGCGCCCGGCGGCCCGTGGTTCTCTTTGGTGGCCAAGAATCTTCCGACCGAGGATGCGGCGCGTGAAGTGGCGCAGCAGGACGTCGTCCGATGATCGTCCTGATCTTCGATGAGCCGACGCCCAGCATCAACGTGCACTACGGTCATCACTGGAGCAAGAAGCACGCGCTGCGCACGCGGTGGTTGTGGCTCGTGAAGCGGGAACTGCGTCGCCAGCAGATCTGGATACCGCCGAAGTGGTCGAAGGCAAAAATCCGTATCGAGCGCTACGGCCCAAAGCTGCTGGATGCCGACAATGCTCGAGCAGGCACGAAGCCGCTGATCGACCGGCTCGTGCAGGAGGGCATCATCACCGACGACAACCCGAATGTGATCGGGAGCCGGAGCTCAAGCAGATCGTGGGCAAGGAACGCGGCACGCGGGTGTATGTGGAGCAGGTCGCGTGAGAGGCAGGCCATCACGACTGACTGACGAGGCCCGACTGCGCCTGGATCGCGAGGCGGAGATAATATCGCAGCACACACCGTACAAGACGCTCGCCGCTGAACTGCACCTGACCGCGAAGTACATCTCGAACTACATCAGCCGTAAATTGCAGTCGCGGATTAACATGGAAAAGGCATCAAATAAAGACGGTTGATAGTCGCGCACAATGCGTGGATGAAGTCGCTCCTCGCGTTGCTGTGCCTGTTGCTGCCGCTGCTCGCGATCCCGGCTCACGCCACCGACATCACTGTCGCCTGCACCGCGCCGACGAAGTTCACCGACGGCACGCCGATCACAGGTCCGGTAACGTACAACCTGTATGGCGCGCTGCAGGGCCAGCCGAAGAAATTGCTCGCGCCTTCGCCGCTCACCACCTGCAGCTCCGTGCGCTCGAACGTCAACGCGGGCACGCAGTGCTATGAGGCGACGGCCCTCGTGCCGGGTTACGGTGAGTCGGACCACACGAGCGAGTCGTGCGTCACGATCACCGCCGAGCCAACGTGTCCTGCCCAGCCTGCTCCGCAAACGCGCACACAGGCCTGCATAGCGCCGCTCGTCGGCAGCTGGTCCCAGACCCTCACCTACACCTCGGTCGCCGCTCCTGCGTGCTGGCAGCCCGGTGCATGGCTACCTACGCAAGCCCCTGAGGGCGTCTGTGCACCGCCTGTGCTCGTGACGGCCGACCAGCGCGCCTACGCCTATCGCGGTACGACGCTCCCGATGGCGCTTCGTAGGCATGGTCGCCGCGGGTGCTCCCTGCGGTCCGCTGACGCAGATCGTGAACGGGTGAGGTACTGCCACATCACCAAGGCCCAGGTTGACATGGTCGTGTGGCCGAACGATCTCGCGCTCACCGACTTCTGGGCAAAGGTCGGTCCCTGATGGATATCACCGTCCACGTTTTCCACCACTTCGCGCCGCATGCGGACGAAGCCAATCCCCTGTTCAAGCAGATCCTCTCGAAACTGGAGAAAGCCATGGCGACTCTCGACGATGTTGTTGCAAAGGTTGCAGCCTCTCACCACGGTCGATGACAGCGTGGTTGCGCTGCTCGGGGACCTCAAGACGAAGCTCGATCAGGCCATCGCGAACGGTGCCGATCCTGCGAAGCTGCAGGCGCTCTCGGATGCCCTCGGTGCGCAGACGCAGCGTCTTTCGGACGCGGTAACGACGAACACGCGCGGCCGCGTAACTCTCATGCGGATTCGCGTTGCCATGAATGAGGCAGCCCGCGCCTACCTGGTGGCGACCCTTGCGGCCACCAAGGGGAACAGGGCGCGGGCCGCATCGATCGCAGGCGTGCATCGCTCGACCTTCTACCGGCTCCTGCATCGATATGGTCTCGGCCACACCTCGGGGCGGCGTGTGAACCGTGGGAACGCGGCCTGGCAGCACCTGGCGATCCGGCTGTAACGGAGTTGATCATGGCGGTCCTGTCTGATACCGATCGAGCGGATCTCTTCGCCGAGATCAATCGCGATCGCGGCGCCATCGCCGGCATGTCGATCACGAAGGCGGACCTGCGTGCCGCGCTCAACGCGGCGGATGACTGGGCCAACACGAACGCATCCGCATACAACTCGGCGCTGCCTCTGCCGGCCCGCACCGCCATGACGGCGGACCAGAAGGCGGCGCTTCTCATGTATGTGATCCGGAAGCGTCGCGACTCAGGGTCTGAGATGGCTACGACCAAGCAGCAATTCTACGTCGGCGATGCGGAGTACCCGACGAGCAACCCTGCAACGCCGGTGCTCACGCAGGGCACGAACTTTCCGGTCAGCGGCATCGCGTTTTCGACGCCACGACGCAGCAGACGGCCTATTTCCGCACGCGGGCTACCAACTACGGCTCCGGCATCTCACCGCACAGCTTGACTGGTACGCCGACACAGCCACCTCCGGCCGGCATCGTCCTACGAGATCGCGATCGCGGCGATCACGCCCGATACGGACTCGCAGGACATCGAGACCAAGGCATTTGCGACAGCCCAGCAAACGGCCGACACGCACCTCGGCACGACCGGCCAGCGCGTGCACACGATGTCGGTCACCGTCAGCAACCTCGACTCGCTGGCGGCGGATGACGAGCTCGTGATCCGGCTGCGGCGCGTGCCGGCGGACGGGAGCGACACGATGACCGGGCTGGGAATCGTGACCAGCATGGTCCTGTCCTACAGCGACACATGAGCGTCCGACTCGCCGGTGGTGAGACGCTCAGCCGCACGGCGAACCTGCCGGACGATATTGCGTTCACCGCCTGTGGCTGGGGACGCCTCGTCGTCGACAGCAACGACTTCGTCACGGTTTGCGCACTCGAGAGCGCTACTGCGGACGCCGGCAACTTCCTGCGCCTGCAGACTGCGGGCCGATGGAACCGCACTCACCTACTTCACCGATTCGGCGACGAGCAGCGCTCAGACGCTCACGGTGGGCACGGACTTCTTCTGGGCCATCATCTGCTCGGGCCTCACCGTCGGGGCGCACGTCGGGTACTACCGCGCCTCGACCGCCAACACCCTGACCACGCTCACGATGTCGGGCGGCTCGCGCGTCAACATGACGCCCGCCCTGCTGCGGTTCGGCAAGACCAGCGAGACGGGCGCGGCAGGCTGGAACGGCCGGCTGTGGAACATCAAATGCTGGAACCGCGCGCTCACGGCCGCCGAGCTTCTGATCGAGAGCTTCTACACGCGGGTGATGTACCCGAGCTCGATCAATTTCCACTGGCCGCTGCGCAACGCAAGTGACACGCGGGATCTTTCGGGCAACGCCCGCTCGCCCACCACTGCCGGATCGCTTGCGACCGAGGACGAGCGCGGCTTTTTTGGCCCTCGCCGTCGCGTGTTCATCCCGGCTGCTGCGGCCGCCAGCTTCGAGTCCGCATGGGCCCGTAACGCGAATACGGTGCTCGGGGTGCGCCCGTGAAGAAGTCGGTGGCCGGGCAAGTCGTGGGCGCACAAATGGTGAGCGCCACCGATGGATCCGCTTTCACCAGCGCCGTCACAGTCTCCGTCACGGGCGACGGCGGCACGCAGGCGACAGGCTCAGTAGGTTCTGGCGCCTGCACGCACGAAGGTAACGGCTTTCACACCTATGCCCCCGCACAAGCCGAGACGAACTACGACCACGTCGCTTTCACCTTCACCGGCTCAGGTGCGGTGCCCGCCACGGTGCAGATCTATACGACCTTCCCGCAGACCGGGGACAGCTTCGCGCGCGTGGGTGCGCCAGTGGGCGCCTCCATCTCGGCAGACGTGGCTGCGGTCAAGGCAGTACTGCCATCGGCCCTGGTCAGTGGCCGTATCGATGCAAGCGTCGGCGCGATGGCGGCGAACGTGCTCACCGCTACAGCCATTGCCGCGGATGCCATCACAGATGCCAAGGTCGCAAGCGACGTGACGATCGCCTCGGTGACGGGTGCTGTCGGTTCGATCGCCAGCGGTGGAATCACGGCGGCCAGTTTCGCAGCAGACGCCATTACGGCGGCGAAGGTCGCTGCCGACGTCGGAACGGAAATCGGCACGGCCGTTTGGGGCCACCACTACGCGCTTGCTTACGGCCGGCACCAATATCGCCCTGGCCAAGGGAACCGGCGTGACGGGGTTCAACGATCTGGACGCCGCCGGGCTCGAAGTGCCGTAGGCCTCGCGTCCGCGAATCTCGATACGCAGATCGCAACGCTTGCCACGGCGGCGAACCTTTCCACAGTTGCCGGTTACCTCGATACCGAAGTGGCCGCCACGCTCGCCATTGCGAACAAACTCGACACTGCCATGGAGCTTGACGGCGCCGTCTATCGCTTTACCACGAACGCACTCGAGCTTGCGCCAGCGGGGGGCGCCGGCCTCGATGCAGCGGGTGTGCGCGCTGCATTGGGGCTGGCTTCTGCGAATCTCGACACGCAACTGGATGCCCTGCCAACCAATGCCGAGCTGGCAACAGCCCTTGGCACAGCAGACGATGCAGTGCTGACCGTAGTGAATGCGATCAAGACGAAGACAGACAGCCTGACATTCACGGTCGCCAACCAGCTCGATGCAAACATCCAGAGTGTCAACAGCGCCAACGTCACGGGCGACGGGCAACCCGGATCGGAATGGGGGCCGTGATTGGCAGACAAATGGGGCGGTTCCTTTGGCAGTTGGCTCAACAGTTGGAGCGGCGCATCTCCTCAGATTGGAGACCCCGACACGTGGGGCACTTCTTGGGGCGGCGTGGGCGGTGCGTGGGGCTATTCGTGGATCGGCTCACAGGTGGAGGAGCCGTCCGAGCCTGCCGGCAGCGGCGGCTTCCTCTACGACTATGGGCTGTACCTTCGTCGGGCAGCGAAGAAGCGTCGCCGGCAGAAAGAACTCGAAGAGGAGGCGCGCGCCCTCAAGGACAAAGTCGACCGGGAGATCGCAGAGCTTCTGCGCCTGCAGGAAGTCGAGGACGAAAAACGCGACAACCTCGCGCGCCTGCAACGACTCGTCCAGAAACACTCGAAGGATGCGCTGGAATTATCAGATCGCGCCAAGATCGCGTACGTACGTGCCTTGACGCAAGCCAACTTCAGTGCATTGGAAGCGCTCGACCGGGAACTGCAGCGGATGATCGAAGAGGAAGAGATCACGGCCCTGATGATTCTGCTGAACGAGGACTGAGATGACCGCCGCCACCGCCATCTACTTCAGCACCCCCACGCGCAAGGTCAACGAGCGCAGCGTGATGACCATCGTCGCGCGCTTCCGCGATCGATCTGCAGGCACTGACGTGACGCCGACTAACGTCAGGTACCGCCTCGACGGAGAGTGCGGAGAGATCCTGGGATGGACCACCGCTACTCCGGGAACCACGGCCACCATCACGCTCACGCCTGCGCAGACCGCCGTGCTCAACGGCTCGCGCAATATCGAGACGAAGACGCTGTCTGTGGCCGCTGATTACGGCCTCGCAACCCAGTTCGTCGAGAGCATGGACTTTCAGGTTCGCAATCAGCCGTATACGTCATGACTGAATCACCTGTGAGACAATAGGTTAAAGGTTGTGTCAACCGGGGGCGCACCACAAGGAAATCAGAACGCCAGGAAGGCGAAGCTCTGGGAGCAAGCTCTCAAGCGGCCCCTTGCGCGCGCATCGAATGCGACGGTCGACGCCGGGCTCGACAAAGTTGCCGACGTCGTCGTTGCTCAGGCGATGGAAGGCAACAAGGACGCATGGGCCGAGATCGGCAATCGCGTCGACGGCAAGGTGCCACAAGCCATCATCGGAGGCGGAGAGGACGATCCGGCCATCAAGGTCGAAGAGATCGTGATCCGGGCTATCGATGGCAGCTCTTGAAATCGAACTGCCACGTAAAGCCACCGAGACGCTGGTTCCCAAGGCGCGCTTCAAGGTTCTGTACGGGGGCCGAGATAGCGCGAAGTCATGGTCGATCGCTCGCATGCTGCTGGCCCGTGGCCGGGCCAAACCTGAGCGCATCCTGTGTACGCGCGAGGTGCAGAAGTCGATTGCCGAATCGGTGCACCAGTTGCTGAAAGACCAGGTGGCCGCGCTCGGCATGAGCGACTTCTACGACGTGCAGCAGAACTACATTCACGGCCAGAACGGCACGCAGATCAGCTTCCACGGCCTGTCGGGCCAGACCGCGAATAGCATCAAGTCATTCGAGGGCACGACGATCTGCTGGGTCGAGGAAGCCCAGACAATTACCAAGCGATCGTGGGACCTGCTCGAGCCGACGATTCGTGCGCCTGACTCCGAGATCTGGGTGAGCTTCAACCCGGACATGGACACGGACGAGACCTATAAGCGCTTCGTCACGAGCGAGCAGCCGAACAGCATCGTCACGATGATGAACTGGCAGGACAACCCGTGGCGCTCCAAGGTTCTGGATGCTGCCCGGGAGAAGATGCAACGTGAGGACCCCGACAACTACGCCCATATCTACGGCGGAATGTGTCGTGCGGCTGTTGAGGGCGCGATCTACTTCAACGAAGTCTCCAAGCTCCGTGCCACCCACCGACTCTGCAACGTGCCATACGACCCGATGCTTAAAGTGCATGTCGTGGCTGATCTGGGTCGAAACGACTACATGGCGCTGCTGCTCGTGCAGCGACTCGCCAGCGAGATCCGCATCATCCGGTACATCGAGGACCGCTTGCGAGACATCCCGAGCTACAGTCAGGAGCTTTACGACCTGAAGCTCAACTGGGGCAAGGTCTGGATACCCCACGACGGGCGCGCCAAGACGCTCACGAGTGCGAGCAATCCACTCGGTGCCTCAGCCGAAGAGCAGTTCCAGAAGCTCGGCTGGGATGTTGAGATCGTGGATAACGTCGACCGGGAGCAGGGCATCAGGAAGACGCGCGAAGTGTTCCCGCGCTTCTACATCGATAAGACGCACGCAAGCGAACTCCTGAGCCGGCTCGGACGCTATCGCCGCCGGGTCAATGCGGACGGTCAGGCGGGCGATCCCATGCACACCGACGACAGCAACGGCGCGGACGGCACGCGCTACCTCGCGCTCGTCGCCGACCAGCTCAGCAATGACAACCATGCGGTCGTCAATCCCTATCGCAACTTCAGGCGGGCCATGTGATGAGTTCGAGCAACGTTGTTACAACCGCTCGTCGGCGCGCAGGAACGAAATAACATGGCTGACGACTCAGACAAAGAACCGGGAAAGCTCGACAAAAAAGCGCTACTCAAGCGCATCCGCGAGCGCTGCACCGCCATGATTGAGGGCGATCGGGAGAACCGCGAGGATGCGAAGGCGGACATCCGCTTCGTGTCCGTGCCGGTGTGAGCAGTGGGATGCGAGGGTAAAGCAGGCCCGTAATGGGCGCCCCTGCTATGAGTTCGACAAACTGTCGATCAAGGCCCAGCGCGTCACCAATGAGATGCGCGCCAACCGCCCGGCCGGCAAGGTGCGTGCGGTGGAGGACACCGATAAGCCTACCGCCACGGTACGCGAGGGTATCTGCAGAAACCTCGCCAACGTCAGCGACCTCGACACTATCTGCGATTACGCCGGGATGTACCAGACCGAAGGCGGCATGGGCGCTTGGCGTGTGGTCACGGAATATGTGCCGGACACCCTGAAGAAGCAGCGTATTCGGGCAAAACCCATCCCAAATCCGTTTTGTCTGTACTGGGATGAAAGCTCGACCGATCCGCTGAAGCGCGATGCGCGCGATTGGTGCCTCATCGATTCACTTCCGAAGTCCGTATATGCCGCCAAGTACGGCAAGAAAGCCAAGAAGGTGAGCTTCGAGCCCGGCGACTGCGCGGACGATCCGGACTGGGACAACGAGGAGGAAATTCGCGTCTGTGAGTATTGGTACAAGGAAACTTATGAAAAGGAGTTGTGGCTCCTTCAGAACGGCAAAACGATAGATCCTGCCAAGGAAGAGAAGCGCCGACCAGGCAGCCTGGCTCAGCTCGAAACAATGGTTAAGGAAAAGGGTCAGGTTGACTGCGATCGCATCATGATGTGCATCGCGTCTGGTGACGCCATCATCGAAGGGCCGCTTGAGCAGGCCGGGCGTAACCACCGTTTCATCGTCGTGCACGGTGCGTGGAAGATTGTGGACGGCAAGCCCAAATGGTGGGGAATAGTCCGCAAATCGAAGGACGCGCAAAAGAGCTACAACGTTGAACGCACGGCATACGTCGAGGACACCGCGTCGCCCAACAATCAATTCTGGGCAACCGCCAAGCAGGCGGCAGGACAGACCGATACCTGGGATCGCGCGCAGACCGAAAACCTGCCTTATATGCTTTACAACGCTGACCCGCAGGCGCCTGGTCCTCCGCAAAGGATGCAATCGACGCCAGTCCCGCGGCTCGCGTGCAGGCCATGATGATGGCTGATCAGGAGATGAAGGACGTAACAGGCGTCCTATGACGCTGCGCTGGGTGAACGCTCAAACGAGAAGTCTGGCGTCGCGATCAGCCGTCGAGAGCAACAGACGCAGCTCGTCAACTTCAACTATCCCGACAACATGGCGAAGGGCGTCCAGCGCACGTGGGAGATCTTTAATGACCTCATCGGCGAGGTGATGGATACCGAGCAGATCACGCGCACGCTGGGTGTGGATGGCGCAGAGGATTACGTCAAGGTCAATACAGTCGGAATGGATGAGAAGGGGCAGCCGATCATCGTCAATGACCTGACCACGGGCGAGTTCGACATTACGGTGACGGTGGGTCCGAGCTATGCGACGCAGGCGCAGGAGGCAAGCGAGTATTACTCGACGATGGCGCAGGCCGATCCGCTGCTGATGCAGACAGCTCCAGACCTCGTGTACAAGGCCGCGCAAACGCCGTATGCCGATGAGATCGCGGAACGACGCCGCGCAATGCTACCGCCTCCGATTCTAGAGATCATCAACAAGGACAAGAAGCTGCCGCCTGAAGTGACCGCGGCCATGCAGCAGGTCAAGCAGATGCAGGACATGGTCGCCCAGCATGCGCAGCTCGTGCAGGCTGCGGCGGCTGAAGCGGACAAGAGCAAGGGCGAAGTCGAGAAAGCGATCAGTGACCTGAACGTCAAGCGCTGCGCAGTTCGATGCCGACGTGGCAAAGTCGCTCGCCCAGCTTGCGCAGAAAGAGGCTGGGCTCGTATTGCAGGAAGCGAAGATGGTTGCCGGAGCTGCAACCGAGGAGGCCGACTCCACGCGCGAACAGCTTGCCAGCGACGTGCAGAACGCGGTGAGCGAGATCGGGCAGCGCTCGAGCGAGTTCCTGCAGCAGGCGTTGCAGTCGCTCGCCCAGATCCATGCGTCGAGCCAGCCACAGGTCGTCATGCAGCCCCAGCCGCTTCGCCCGCGCATCAAGGCGATCCAGCGTGGCCCGAACGGCACGCTCATTCCCCAGTACGAGGATGCGACGCCGGTTGCAGGGGCGATGCAATGAGCCGCCCGCGCAAGCTCAGTGACGAGCAACTGGCGCGTGCACGTGCCGCACAGGAGCGTCGCCGGGTGCTGCTCGACGAACTGCGCGCGCTTCCGACGCTTCGCCAATACGCACGCGAGTGGCACTGCACTGAAAGACTGCTCTGGGCCAAACTTCAGTCTTCGTGAAGAAACCCGGCTAAGCCTAGCTTGTGCGCACCGTCTTAACCACGGGCCTCTATACGCTCAATGAGCGCGACTGCCGATGATGTCGCTGCAACAACTGCCGAAGCCCCTCCAGTAGCGGATGCGAACGAGCCGGAGCCACAGCAGGGTGCGGAATCAGCCCCCGCCGTCAGCAATACGGACGAAGAAACGACCCGAGTCCTCGACCCGGTTCAGAAACGTATTGATGAGCTGACTCGCAGAAGGTACGACGCCGAACGGGATGCACAGTACTGGCGGGAGCAGGCGCAACGCGCGCAGGCCCCCAAGCCGGAACCGCCCCCGGTCGAAGCACCTCAGGCGACCGGCAAGACCCTCGCTGACTTTGCGTACGACGAATCGAAGTATCAGGACTATCTCTTCAAGCAGGCCGAGGCGCGAGCCGTCGCAGCTGCCGAGAAGGTCCTGACGCAGAAGCAGACCGAGACCGCTCGCTTTCAGACCGTGACCGCTCACAAAGAGCGCGAGGCGGAGTTTGCGAAGAAGGTCCCGGACTACTTCGAGGTCGCCCACTATGCACCGATCACCGAATCCATGGCGGAAATCATCATGGATTCGGACAACAGCGCCGAGCTTGCCTATCACCTGGGGAAAAACCGACAGGTTGCATTGAATCTCGCCCGACTCTCACCGTTGCAACAGGCGCGGGAGATCGGCCGGATCGAGGCGAAACTGGCGGCGAAGCCTACCCCTGCTGCAGTCAGTGGAGCGCCGCCGCCGGCCCCACGCCTCGAGAACGCAGGTAATCCCGGAGGGTCTGCCAAACCAGATGCCCCCGAGAGCGACAAGCTTTCAGATGCGGAGTGGACCCGGCTGCGGAACAAGCAAGTCGCCAAGCAGCGAGGCAAGTAGTCCGTGGCCAACAATCTTCTGACCAACCTCATCATCACGCGTGAGGCCGCCCGAGTTCTGCACCAGGAAGGCACCTTCCTCACGAGTGTGAATCGGGAATATCGCGACGAGTTCGCGAAGTCCGGCATGAAAGCCGGTGACACCATCAACATGCGCCTGCCCAGCAAGTACACGGTGCGTACCAACGCGACGTTCGCCGGTCAGGATCACTTCGAGCGCTCGACCCCGCTCGCTGTCCTCAGCCAGTACGGTGTCGACGTGTCCTTCACCACGAAGGACCGCACTCTTTCGCTCGATGACTACAGCAAGCGCGTGCTGCGCCCTGCGATGAAGCAGCTTGCGGCCAAAATCGAGTTCGACGCGCTCACCGCCGCGTACAAGGTCGTGAACAACGGCGTCAACGCGACGACCAACACGGTGATGACCTATCGCTCGTTCCAGAAGATGGGACAGCGCCTGACGGACGAGCTCGCCCCGATCGCCAACCGCACGGCGATCCTCGCGCCGGCAAGCGTCGTGGAGTTCCTCGACACCACCAAGGGCCTGTTCGCGGCTCAGAGCAACCTCAACGAGCAGTTCCGCGAAGGCATGATGGGCCGCACGGGCGGCCTCGACGTCGGCGAGAACACGCTGCTGCCGCCGCATACCACGGGCACGATGGCAGGCTCGCCGCTCACCTTCGGTGCGGCGCTGGGCCTTTCGACGACGGCCAACTCGTGGGTCTCAACCACGGCGCTGTCGATCACGGGCGCCACGGCCACCGGTACGGTCAAGGCGGGCGATATCATCACGCTGTCGGGCGTGTTCGCGGTGCATCCGGAGTCGAAGGCCAACAGCGGTCGCCTGCAGCAGTTCGTGGTACAGGCCGACGTCACGATGACGACGGCCACCAGCACCTACACGGTGACGGTGAAGCCGGCCCTCATCTGGGGCTCAGGCAACGCGTTTCAGAACGTGGCGCTGTCGGGCGTGTCAGATACGAGCGCGCTCACGGTCACCCGTCTGGGTGCTTCGGCTACGGCCTTCGCGCAGGATCTCGCCTTCCATCAGGATGCCTTTGCGTTCGCCTCGGTCGACCTCGAGGACATGACGCCGTACGGCGCGGCCTGTTCGCGGGCGGTCTCGGACAACATCTCCATACGGTTCATCCAGCAGTACGCCGTGGGCAGTGACACGGTCGCCGGCCGCTTCGACGTGCTGTGGGGATTCGCGCCGCTCCTGCCGGAGCTCGCAGTCCGGCATCTGACGACTCTGTCCCTCCTCAACACGTAACGAAAGGGGGCCCGGGAAACCGGGCCCTTCTACATGGCATTCAAACACAAGCAGTCCGGCCCCGCCCCTGCATGCCTATATCTGTACGCCTGCCTACAACGGACAGGTGGACGATGCGTTCGCGCAATCGCTGGCAGAGACCGCCTTCTGTTGCCCGATGTACAACATCCAGGTCACGGCCGGGATCATCGGCAACGTCGGATTTATCGAGCTCGCGCGCAACATCTTCGTCAAGAAGTTCCTCGAAGAGCACACCGACTGCACGCACCTCTTTTTCATCGACGGAGACCTGCAGTTCGAGTCGCGCGCTTTCGTGGGGCTCGTGCGCTCGGGATTGCCGATCTGCGCCGGCATCTATCGCAGGCGTCAGGCGCACGAGGACTATCCGTTCAAGCCTGCGGAGAATCCCGATGGCGGCGGCCTGTGGTTCATCAACGACTGGCTTCAATGTGAACGGGTGCCCACGGGGTTCCTGTGCATCACGCGCGCGGTGCTCGAAGAGATGGCGAGGGATGCGCCGGTCCTGGAAGTCGCCGACCAGCCCGGTGGCGTGCCGTGGCTCTTCGACCTGAAGAAGGAAGCCATCGAGCCCGTAACCGCTCCAGGCAAGACGATTGCGCATACCTACGGGGAAGCGCGGGCGCTACTGAAGCAGGGCAAGCCTGTGGCGGGTGGGTTCCGCCTGATCGGCGAGGACTACACGTTCTGCGACAAGTATGTCGAAAGGTACAAGTCACCGGTTCCGGTGTGGTCGAACTTCACCTTCAAGCACCACGGGTTCCAGGGCAATTTCTGGGACTACCTCAACCGGTTGAAAGATGCCGGGGAAATGGTCAAGCACGACGGCGGCGTCGTGACGCGCGCCGACGGCAACGTGAGTTCAGCGGCATGAGCGCTGTCATGAAAGACAACCTCGAAGTCGTGATCGGCATGGACGGCAAGGAAGTTGACCTCACCGACTACCGCGAGCTTCTCATCGGTTGCGGCAACCGCTCGACCAAGCAGATCAAGTTCCAGTACGTCCCGCAGCAGTTCAAGAACCTGACCCGGCTCGACATCGATCCGGACTGCAAGCCCGACGTGCTGCACGACCTGAACGTGCTGCCGCTGCCGTTCGGGGACAACTCGTTCAACGAGATCCACGCGGTCGACATCCTCGAGCACACGGGGCAACAGGGCGACTGGCGATTCTTCTTCGCACAGTTCGAAGAGTTCTGGCGAATCCTGAAGCCGGGCGGCTATCTCGTGGGTGCGTGTCCCAAGTGGGATTCGCCGTGGGCGTGGGCAGATCCCGGCCACTCGCGCGTCCTGTGTCCGCACACGCTGATCTTCCTCGACCAGAACGGATACAACCAGGTCGGCAGCACGCCGATGACCGACTACCGTCACGTCTATAAGGGCAATTTCCGCACGGCCGTGACGACTGAAGACGTTCCCAACGGGCCTGGAAGCAGCGAAGACAAGTGGGGCTTCGTGCTCGTGGCAATGAAATAAAAGAGACGATTTTCGGGGGTTGAGGTCGCACACCATACCCAACCAATTCGAGGTAAGAGTCATGCCAGAAGCAGCCGTTAAAGATGAAGTCCGTGCGGACAAGGAAGCGAAGGACAAGGCCGCGGAAGATGCGCGAGCCGCGACCAAAGCCGCCGCCGCAGACGCCAAACGGGAGGCCGACGAACGCGCCAACACGAAATCCCACCTGAACGAGATCCTGCTGTTGCGTGGCCTTGCACGCGCGGTCTCTCCGCACGGGGCGGAGAATCTCGCGGCAGCACTCGACGGCATCGCCAACGCGATTGCTGCGGGCCGCAAGCTCGGCGATGCAGCGTTGGTGGAAGTCGCGCTGGCCCTGAAGAACCCCAATGGTGACTGGAGCGCGATGGTGAAGAGCATCGACGCGATCCTGCGGCCGACGCTTGTCCATGATCGCTCGGTGAGCGGGATTCTTGCGGCTGTCGAGCGGCGCGAGCTCACCGTCGATCAGGGCCAGCAGCTGCTGAGCGAGGTGCCCAAGACCTCCACGCCGCCGAGCAAGCCGGCATCGCCTGAGACGGATGCTGAATATCAGGCGTGGCTTGCACAGCAGAAGAGGAAGCCAGGCGAATGAGCCTCGCGGCGATGCGCAGCGCCCATATGGACTACCCGATCGAGGTATCCATCGAGACGCTGGCGCTGTGCAACGCCCGCTGCACGTTCTGCCCTATCCGACGCTTACCCGCAAGGGTGAACGAATGAGTGACGAGACGCTCGATCGGCTCGTGGACGAGGTCATCGGCTGGCAACGGCCGATGTACTTCTCCCCGTTCAAGGTGAACGAGCCGCTGCTGGACAAGCGCACGATCCCGATCTGCGAGCGCATCAATCGCGAGGCACCGGAGGTGGTGTTGCGCCTGTTTACGAACGGCGCGGCGCTGACGCCGAAGATCATCGGGCAGATCGCGGGGCTTAAGAAGGTCGCTCACCTTTGGGTGTCGCTCAACTCGCACATCCCGGAGGAATACGAGCGAATCATGGGCCTGAACTTCGAGCTGACCGCCAAGCGACTCGACTACCTGCATTCGCAGCCCTTTCCGCATCAGGTGGTGCTTTCTACGGTCGGCTATCCGAACGAGGAGTTCCGCTACTACTGCTACGAACGCTGGCCGCATTTCCAGTCGGTCGCGATAAAGCGCGACTCGTGGCTCGGCTATGTAGATGCGCAGAATACGCACGTTCCGGACACGCCGTGCTCGAGATGGTTCGAGCTTTCGGTCATGGCGGACGGCCGCGTCGCCCACTGCTGCATGCATTCCGGTGAGGACCGCCAATACGACATCGGCGATGTGAACACCCAGACGCTGCACGAAGTCTACAACGCGCCACGCTGGCGCCAACGGCGCGAACGGATGCTCTCGCGTCGCCAGCTCGATGACACGTCCCCCTGCGCGAGGTGTAGCTACTGATGAGCATCACGAACGCCGATCTGATCGCGGACGCCCTGCGCGAGCTGAACGTCGTCAGCGAGATCCAGACGCCGAGCTCGGAGCAGTATGCGCATGCGCTTCGCAAGCTCAACCAGATGCTGGCGAAGTGGCTGGAGGACGGCATCGAGTTTGGCTTCTATCCGCAGACATCCCCCTCGGACCCGTGCCCGATTCCAGACTATGCGGAAACCGGCGTGACGCTCGCCCTTGCGATCAGCTGCGCCAGCAACTACGGCGCGACGGTGAGCCAGGAGCTGGGGGCCACAGCCGCAAGCGCCTACGACACGATTCTGCGCACGGCCATGAATGCCCGCCTGCCCGTCGGACGCATGCTCAATCGGCCTGCCGCGACGGGCGACGGGACGTTCTGGGATATCACGACCATCCCATGAGCCAGCTCTCACTCCGATCAGCAGCTACAAGACGCGCGCGACGCAGGCGTCGACCTCGCGCCTCGTCAACTGCTATCCGGAAGCATTGCCGCCGACGCGAAGACGCCTGTGATGCTGCTTCGGGCGCCCGGTATCGGCAGCTGGACGACAGTTGGCACGGGTCCCATCGCGGGCCTTTTCTATGCGATTGGCTACCTGTTCGTGATCTCCGGCACAAAGCTCTACAAGGTCGATTCGGCGAAGACCGCAACGCTCCTCGGAGACATCGGCACTCCGGGCAATATCGACATCGACGCGAACACGACCTCGATCGTGGTCGTGAACGAGCCCAATGCGTATTACTACGACGGCACGACCTTCGGTCAGATAACCGATCCCGATTTCACCGCTCTCGGCGCCAACAGCGTCGAGTTTCTGGATAACTTTCTGCTCTTCACCGAGCCTGACTCCGATGTGTTCTTTGGCTCGGATCTGGGCTCCGCTACTTCGTTCGACGCACTCAACTTCGCAAGCGCAGAAGGGGCGCCCGATAACCTGCTCGGGATGAAGGTCGACCACCGGCAGGCGATCCTGCTCGGTGCCAAGACGATTGAGATCTGGGACAACATCGGAAGCGCCGGTTTTCCGTTTCAGCGCGCGGCCAACGGCTTCGTCGAGATCGGCTGCCTCAATGCCGCCATGGCCTTCAAGCTCGATCAGTCCGTGTGCTGGCCGGCGGACGACTACACGATCCGCAAGCTTCAGGGCACGACCGCCGTACGTATCTCGACGCATGCGGTCGAGCAGTTTCTGACCACGGTGACAATGGCCTCGGGGCGCGGCTACAGCTACACGCAGGACGGCCATCTCTTCGGGGTATTCACCTTTCCCGAAGGCACCTACGTCTACGATGCGACGACGCAGGAATGGCACGAGCGCCAGAGCTACGGCTATGACTACTGGATCGCGGGCCAGTGTCACACGCAGGCATTCGGCCTGGAGCTCGTCGGGGACGCCACTTCGAGCCGCATCGGCTACCTCTCCTCGGCGATCTATGACGAGTGGGGTTCGATCCAGCGCATGGAGTGGACCTATCAGCCGGTGCTGCCGGATAGCCGCACTCCGGCCTTCCACGATCGCCTCGATATCGTCGCAGAGTCAGGCGTGGGTCTCACGAGCGGGCAGGGCTCGGCGCCCGAAATGATGCTCGACTACTCGGACGACGGCGGCAAGACGTGGCTCTCGATGCCGAACCGGACGATCGGCGCGATCGGCGACTACCTGCATCAGATCGGCTGGCCGCGCCTGGGTAGCTCGAGGAAGCCGCGCGTGTTCCGCGCCGCTGTCACGGATCCGATACAGGTCGCGATCCGTGATACGCAGTGGACCGGACGGGGCGGGAGGATTGCGGCATGAAGCCCAACCGCACGTTCCCGGCAGTGCCGGGGGACCTGCGTGAGTGGACACGCTACCTCTCGGCGCTGTTCTACGCGCGCGAGTTCACGGCATCGATGAGTGACGGAACAAGCACTAGCGGAACGGCCCGCTACACCGTGAGCGCCGGCATCGTGTGCCTGGCGCTTCCCACGCTGCTGGTCACTTCGACCTCGACTCTGTCGTTCATCGACAATCTGCCGGACGAGATCACTCCGGAGCACGACCAGCAGTGTCTGGCGCGCATCGTGAATAACGGCGTCACGGCGATGGGTCTCGTTCAGATCGGGACGGATACCGGCATTACGCTGTTCAAGGATCTCGATGCAGGGGCTTTCACCGCAGCCGGCACCAAGGGCATCAAGTCCTCCATCGTGGTGTACGCCCTTGACTGAAGTCCCCACTATTTTCGATCAGATCCACGCGCCTACCTTACGGGAGAAAGTGCTGCGGCTGGAGCAGTGGCTGAAGACCTTCCCGCCGCTGCCCGAGGATGTGCGTCATCACTTCGCGCCCGGAGTGTATATGCGCGAGCTGCGCATTCCAAAAGGGGCCGTGCTTACGGGCAAGATCCATCGCACCGAACACCTCAACATTCTCGCGCAGGGTGAGATTTCCGTGCTGACCGAGCATGGCGTGCAGCGCCTCACGGCCCCCGCGGTAATCCAGTCCTGTGCCGGCATCAAGCGCGCGGGTTTTGCGCACGAGGACACCGTGTGGATCACCGTCCACCCGACGACTGAAACCGACCTTGCAAAGCTCGAAGAGCTGCTGATCGCGCCGTCCTTTGAGGCGCTGGGGGATATGACCGTGAAACCCGACCTTCTGGTGTCCCAGTGAGCTGGGCGGCGGTAATCGCCGGAGGCGCAGCGGTCGTCGGCACCTATGTTAACCAGCAGGGCGCGAAAAAGGCGGCCAACACCGCAGCCGGCGGCTCGGATGCGGCGGCCGCTGAAGCAGCACGCCAGTTCGACACAATCCGCGGCGACACCCTCGGCCGCATCAACATCGGCAACCAGGCCATCAACTCACTGGGGGCGATGTACGGGTACTCGCCGACCGTGGGCTCGTCCGCGCAGGTCAATCCAGCAACCTATGGCGCAACCCCGTATCAGCCTGCGCCGATCGCGGCGAGTGGGTTCGGCAACACGGGCACAAGCCAGATCCTCAACCCGTGGACGGTCACCGGAAAGCTCGGCGGCGCGGGCAAGATCCTCGATCCCGCCGGAGGACTACTCGGCAATCTCTTCGGCGGCGGTCACGGCGATGAAAAGCGCAACCTGCAGGCATTCGCCGCAGAATCCGGCGTGCAGCAGCTCGCCAACGGCATGCTCATGCTGCCGGACGGCTCGACGTTCTCGCCGGACAGGCTGAAGGACGTCGCGGGTACATGGTACGGCGCTGTACATGCGCCGGACGGCAACCAGCAGGACTGGCAGAGCCGTTACACGTCGCTGCTCGGTGGCCTGCAGAAGGTTCCCGGTATCGGCCAACAGAACGGCCTTGCGGGTAACGCCGGAGGCGGGCTTACCTCAGAGGGCGTGCCCAACAGCGCACCCTTCGGCGCAGGGACGAATCCGCTTGCGGCTCCCGACTACAGCGCGTTCTTCAAATCCCCGGACTACACCTTCCGACGCGACGAAGGGACGCGCGGTATCCAGAACAGTTTCGCAGCGAGTGGGGGCGCCAAGTCCGGGAATGCACTGAAGGCACTCGCGGAGTTCAACGGCAATCTTGCGGCGGGCGGATTCAACGACTACTTCAAGAATCAGCTGGCGCTTGCCGGGCAGGGACAAGGCGCGACAAGCCAGAGCGGGCAAGCCGGAATCGCCACCGGCCAGATCATGGGCAATGCGCTTCAGAACAGCGCCGATGCCCGGGCCTCTGGTGTCGCCGGCCAATACAACGCATATGGACAGGGGCTGTCGGGACTCGGGCAGGGTCTCGGGTACTACATGCAGCAGCGCCAGAATCCCTACGGCTATGACCCAAGCGGCATCGGCTACTTCTCGCCCACGCAGCGGAGGGTCGGCTGATGCCGTACCGAAACGAAGTTCGGCCCCTCAACCTCTTCGGTGATTTACCTTGCGGGTCGCGATGCCGCGCTCGGCCAGCAGCGCGCGCAGCAGGTCAACGCGCTCGGAAGCCTGCAGGTTGAACGCGCGCAGCGGTTGAACGCGCTCGCACCCGATGCCACGCCCGAGCAGTACGTGCGTGCGGGTGATGCACAGACCGGCATGGCCCTGCAGACGATGAACCAGCAGGGACAGATCGATAAGCAGCAGGCACTCAGCCAGCTCGCGGGCATCGCGCAGAAGGCGCTCACCATCCAGGACCCGGCCCAGCGCAAAGGTTTCCTGCAGCAGGCCGGGCAGATGTACGCGCCGTCGTTCCAGGCGCTCGGCGCCGACATGTCGCAGTTCCCGGCAATGCTCGCGATGCCGGACGATCAGCTTGCGCAGAAGTTGCAGCAGGTCGCGCAGTTTGCGGCGCCTCAGAAGCCGATCGAGGTTGCCGCAGGGGCCTCGCTCGTTATGCCAAACGCGTCTGGCGGCTTCACCTCGCAGTTCACGGCGCCCGACAAGGCCGGTACAACTCCCGGCGCGATTCAGGAATACGAGTACGCGAAGCAGCAAGGCTACAAAGGCACGTTCCAGCAGTACCAGCTGCAGATGAAGCAGGCCGGCGCGCAGCAGATCAATCTGCCAAGCGGCTACAAGTGGAACGCGGACGGATCGATGGCGCCGATTCCGGAGGTCCGGCAGACCCCGCCGCAAAGAACAAGCCGCCGACCGAGGCGGACAAGAAGAATGCCGTGCTGTTCTCGAGCATGACCAATGCTGAGGACCAGATTGCGAAGCTGGAAAAAGAATCGGGAGGCGCCACCGATACGGGCAGCATCTGGAATCAGGCGCTGGGATCGAATGCACTCACAAAGCCCATGCAGTCGGACGCCTTTCGCAAGTACGAATCCGCGGCGCTTCGATGGTCTGCGAATCTGCTCTATCTCAAGTCCGGCGCGACTGCGACACCTGAAGAAGTGCAGTCCACGCGCAAGCAGTTCTTCCCGCAACCGGGCGATGGCCCTGATGTAAAGGCTCAGAAAGAAGCCGCACGTCAGCAGGAAGTGGAGTCGGTACGTCAGTACATGGTGCCGGGAGCCTCGTCGCGCGCGCCGTCGCAGTCTCAAGCAACAGACTCTGTTCCCACAGCCACCGGCCCGAACGGCCAGAAGCTCTACCTGCGTAACGGTCAGTGGGTGTCGCAGTAATGGCCGGCATGCCGCCACTGCCGCCGGGCTTCACACTGGATCAGCCGGCACAGCAGGTTCCGCCGTTGCCGCCGGGCTTCACCCTCGATAGCGCGGCTCCGGTGCCACCCGCACCCGCGGAAGCGCCGAGTCTCGCCATGGCTCCCGTTGGCGGTGCCGAGATGCTGATGAGGCGCGCCACGGGAATTCTCGCGTCCGTTCCGGCAGGCGTCGCATACGGTGGCGCCGCGATAGGAAAGGCCCTCGGCGCCGACGTCTCGCCGCGGGATGTGCAGAGCAAGGTGCAGGAATACCTCACCTACGATCCTGTGACCGCAAGCGGCCAGGCGGGCGAGCGAACACTTCAGCAGCAACGCAGCCGATCATCAGGCCCATCGCGAAGTATGCCGACAAGGCGGCGAGTGCCGTCGGCAAGGTCTCGCCCGTCGCCGAAACGATGCTTCGAGAAGCCCCGTATGCGGCTCAGGCCGCGAGCTCCATCGTGCCGCTGTATTCCGGAGCGCAGGCCGTCAAGAGCGCCCTCGCGACGAATCGCGAAACGCAGGCGATGGCCGATATGACGCGCGCAGTGCATCCCACGCCGGAACAGGTCGCGCTCGACAAGGCACAGAATCTGGGGCTGAAGCTCCTGCCGTCACAGCAGGGCCGCAAGGTCGGGACCGTTGCGGAAGGCATCTCAGGACAAGCGAAGCTCGAGCGCACCCTGTCGAAGCAGAATGCCCAGGTGGTCGATGCGGCCGCCGCGGAAGAGGTCGGCATCACCGGCCGG